AATAATAAAGTTCAGAGAAAATTTATAGGATTAATATTTGCAGCAGGAGATCAAGTATATGTCAATGTTATAACAAAAGAGGATATTGAGAGTGTAGCAAAGAGATTTGATCCTACAACAAAAATAGTTGTTACAGTAACATCAGAAGAGGTATTGCCAGAAGATCATGAATTATATAAAGTTTTTAAATATAAGGATCAATTATATAAAGGACCATATGGCAATGTGGGAATTTCTCAATCAGCAGGTTTTAGAAAAACACCAATTCATGGATGCTTTAAAGACAGTACAGAATATGAAGTTTTTCCAGCTATTCAGAATTTGAATGACCCTAGATGGAAAGAAGGTACAAGACATCCTTTTTATGTATCTTTAAATAAAACAGCTGGTGAGAAAAATCCAACATTTGATTTGAAAGAAGAAAAGTTTATGAAAAGTGCTTTAGAACATATGTATAAAGTCCATACACCTGGAATTAATCAAATTAGATCATTTAATACAACAGAGGCAATTGTGGGAGTAAGAATGAGAGGATCAACATCTATGAACACAAAAACAACACCAGGTTTACCCTACTCATTAGAAAGATCAAAAAAGGGTAAAACAGATTATATCCACTTTCATGAACAAACACAATCTTGGCAAATTTCAGATTTTGTTTTTAATGAAGTTAATCATTATGAAACTAGATATAATTTAGGTTTAGTACCATTAAATTATAAACACGAATTTTTAAAGAAAGAATTAGTACCTATTGCAAAAATTGAAGATCCAAAAACAAGAACCGTTGCAACAGGAAATATGTGTCATCAAATAATATATAACAAATTGTTCAAAAACTTATATATATTTTTTAAGAATTCATGGGAATATGGTCAACCAACACCGATCGCGCTAGGTCTAGATCCACCAAGACACTGGCATATGATCACAGAACATCTAAAATACTTAGACTATGTAATGGATTTTGATGTTAAAGCATGGGAAGAGAAATTAAATTTAAGATTGATGACCATGAATGCAGAAGTAAAAACTAAACTATATGAAGATGCTTATAAATCTAGAGGAGAAAAGTTAGATTTAAATTATAAAATGTTATCGACAGGATTAGTAGTAGACTATACTGATGCGTATGTATGTTTTAGAGATATAATGTATCGAAAAGCTTCAGGCCTTTTGAGTGGTCATCCTGGCACTCTAATGGAGAACTCGGAGATACATTATATGATTCTTAATCTGATTGCCTATCGTATATTGATGAGATATCAGCCACAGTATGCTAACGTTCATTTCATTTATGATCATGTAAGATGTATTTTGGCAGCCGATGATGTGCTAATTGCAGTATCACCGCTTGCTAGAAATTATATTACATGTGAAAGAATTGTGGAAGAATATAACAAACTTGGATTTGAGATAACATCGGCCGATAAGAAGTCAGAAATTAGACCTAAAAACATAGAACAAGTTCAGTT